CGATATTGAACAAGATTTAATGTATGCTGAAGATCCAATTTTTTATCTAAATAGTATTATTGATTTTTGCAATAAGAAAATACAAGAAATACAATCAGAAGATGAATTAGGGGAAGCAATTGACGATACTGATGTTGAAGTAACAGATGATGAATTTAGTTCAACTGATTTCGATAAAGAACCTTCAAAGAAAGATATTAAAGCAGCTGAAAAAGAATTTAGTTTTTCTGTTCCTAAAGCTGATGCTAGTAATGATTCGGCATTTGAAAAAGCAAAGCAAATTATCAAAATTAAAGTTGGTAAAATTTTAGCTCAACCTAAAGGACAAAGATCAAAATCAACTGACTTAGTAGTATTAAAACAATTTATCCAAAAACCAGAAATTAAAAAAGCATTTAAGTCACGTGGTTTAGATGTAATGGATTTCGTTAAAGATGTAATTGCTTAATTATGGCAAAAAGAATTGATTTAGCAAGTTTAATAACTGAAGCCAGCATTAAAGATCCATTATTACAACAAGTAATAAGATTACAACGTACTGCTGCTAAAGTATTCAAAAATACAGCTAATAATATTAACATTCCTCCTAGAGATAGAGCCGGTTTATTAAATGCTTTTGGTGATTTAAATGATCAAATTGAAGCATTAGGTTCAGCTATTGAAATGAATGTTAATGAAAGAGCTCAAATGAATGAAGTAGATACTTATCATATTGATGACTCTACTTTTGAAAGAATGGATGGTTTAGTTCCTCAAAGTGCTTTACAATCATTAGTTGGTGCTATTCAATCTATTATTCGTTCTTTAAAAGAAGAAGGATTTGAGGATGATGAAATTTTTGACTACGTTTTAGCAAACGTAAAAATGTTAGATAGAAACTAATGAAAAAATATATTTTACCCATTGTATTAATTTTACTTTTGCTTTGGTTAGTCTTTGATAAAGTATCAAATATTGGACTAACAAATGAATTTAAAGCGAAACAAGATAGTTTAGTACACGCAGTTGATTCAATGCAATTAGTTATAGCTAAAGAAGATGCTGAAATTGATTCTTTAGATTTAGTAGCTGTTGAATTACAATACAAAGTAGATCATCAGAAAGCTAAAGTAATTAAAATAAAAGAAATAGTTGAGGTTGAAGTTGATAGAGTTAAAAACTTAAAAGGTGAAGAATTAGTATCCCACTTTAATCAACGCTACCCAGCAGATACAGTAAGTAATCTGTTGCCTATCGCTCAACCAGTATTATCTTCTGCTTCTCAAGATTTAGCTAAATTCGATGGCTTAAAACAAGAAGTAGTATTAAAAGATAGTTCAATAGCTACTTTAGAAGAAAAAGTAACTGTTAAAGATAGTATTATTACTAAGTATGTTTCTAAGGAAAATACCTATAAGAACATGGTTGCTAATCAACAAACACAAATTAAAGATTGGAAATTCCAATATAATACTTTACAATTAGAAAACGCTAAGTTAAAAACCAAAAATAAATTTACTAAAATTGGTGCTGGTTTAATAGCAGGCGGTTTGGTATATTTAATGCTAGTAAAATAAAATAATATGACACAACTTAATGAAGTTAAAAGGATGCAAGAATTAGCAGGTCTTACTAAAGAAGCACCAGCTATGCCTCCCGTACCAGGAAATAAGCCAAAAATGCCTCCAGTTCCTGGCAAATCACCATCATCAAATTTAAGCGATAGTTTAAAGGAAAAATATATACAACAAGCTTTTGATGTAGTTGGTTCTACTGCTACCTATAAGAAATATAAAGTTCTTGATGATAGTGAAATTAAAACATTAGAAACTATTTTGGATAAAGTTATGACTGGTTTCCAAAATCTTAAATAATAATTGCCCCGCTATAGTCTCAGTATTATAGCTCTGGCCCGACCCCGTAAGGTCGGGCTTTTTTATTCTCGTGTATATTTATATATATAAACCTGTTATGGCTGAACAAAACATAAAAGACGTAATTAAACAGGAGTTCATTAGGTGTGCTCAAGATCCTGTTTACTTTATGAAAAAATATTATTGGATTCAACACCCACAAAGAGGTAGAATTCAGTTTGGATTATATCCATTCCAAGAAAAGGTATTGAATATTTTTAAAAGTAATTCCTACTGTATAACAAATAAATCAAGACAGTTAGGTATCTCTACACTAGTATCAGCTTATTCATTATGGCTGATGTTATTTAATAAAGATAAAAACGTACTTGTAATCGCTACCAAGCAGGAAACTGCTAAAAACATGGTTACTAAAGTTCGTTTTGCTTACAATAATCTTCCCTCATGGCTTAAAATAAAAGCTGTCGAAGATAATAAATTATCGCTTCGATTATCAAACGGATCTCAAATTAAAGCCGTTTCTGCTGCAGGGGATGCAGGTCGTTCTGAAGCCGTATCTTTACTTGTAATAGATGAAGCTGCTTTCATTGAACAAATTGAAGATATATTTGCTTCTGCTCAACAAACCCTAGCTACTGGTGGTGGATGTATAGCTATATCTACTCCTTATGGTACTGGTAACTGGTTCCATAAAACTTGGGTTAAAGCACAAGCGGCTGAAAATAAATTTGTACCTATTAAATTACCTTGGACAGTCCATCCTGAGCGAACACAAGCTTGGCGAGACGAACAAGATGGATTATTAGGACCTAGAAATGCAGCTCAAGAATGTGATTGTGACTTTACAACATCAGGAGATACTGTAATTGAACCTCCAATTCTAAACTTTTATATAGAATCCTTTATGAAGGAACCATTAGATAAAAGAGGAATAGACGGTTCTTTATGGGTTTGGGAAATCCCAGATTATTCTAGACAGTATGCTGTAATAGCTGACGTAGCTCGTGGTGATGGAAAAGACTTTTCAACATTTCATGTTATTGATGTAGCCGAAGCAAAACAAGTAGCAGAATATAAACAACAAATTTCAACTCGTGATTTTGGTAACATACTTGTTTCCATAGCTACAGAGTATAATGATGCGTTACTTGTAATTGAGAATGCTAATGTGGGTTGGGCTGTAATTCAACAAGTAATAGATAGAGGATATAAAAATTTATATTATTCTCCCAAAATGGATATCGGGATGGGTAATGTTGAACAGTATCTTACTAAATTTGAAAACGGTAATGGTATGGTTCCTGGATTTACTACATCTCTTAAAACAAGACCACTTGTTATCTCAAAGATGGTGTCGTATATTCACGAGAAGGCTTGTGTTATACAATCCAAACGCACACTTGAGGAATTAAGAACGTTTGTTTGGAAAAATGGTAAGGCACAAGCGTTGGATGGGTATAATGATGACTTAGTAATGGCATGGGGCATTGGAATGTTTTTAAGAGATACAGCTCTTCAATTCAGACAACAAGGTGTTGATATGGCTCGTGCTTCTATTAATAGCATTTTTAGAACTGGACAGGGAAATAATGTTCCTGTTTATTCTCCTAACGCTAGTAATTTTATGCCTAATCCTTATTCAATGGATCTGCCCGATGGTCAATCCGAAAATTTGGACTGGTTATTAGGTTAATAAATATTTATATAATATAAACAACAATATGGCTGAAAATTCACTATTTGGTAGACTTAAGAAACTCTTTTCCACAGATGTTATTATTCGTAACGTAGGAGGTAAAGAGCTTAAAGTAATGGATACAGATGGTATCCAAAGACTCGGAGTTATCCAAACAAACTCATTATACGACAGATATGCTCGTTTATATACCACATCTGGTGGTATCAATTACAACCTTTCTCAACAATTAAACTACCCTACTACACGTGTTCAGCTATATGCCGATTACGAGGCAATGGATACAGATGCTATATGTGCCTCTGCCCTTGATATTGTAGCAGATGAATGTACTTTACGCAATGAGCAAGGAGAAGTATTACAAATTAGAAGTAGTGACGAAACAATTCAAAAGATTTTGTATAACTTATTCTATGATGTATTAAACATTGAATTTAACTTATGGTCATGGACTAGAAACATGTGTAAGTACGGTGATTTCTATCTTAAACTAGAAATCAGTGAAAAATTTGGTGTGTATGGTACTATACCATTTTCAGCATATAACATTTTAAGAGAAGAAGGTTATGATTTACAAAAACCACAATCAGTACGTTTCAAGTATGATCCTACTGCTACCGCAACATCACCTTTAGGATATGTTTTATCATCTCCTTTAGTAGATCAAGAAGGTAAAGGTGTTTATTTTGATAACTATGAAATGGCTCACTTTAGATTATTAAGTGATTTTAACTATTTGCCTTATGGTAGAAGTTATTTAGAACCAGGACGTAAGTTATATAAACAACTAGTATTGATGGAAGATGCGATGTTAATTCACCGTATTGTTCGTGCTCCTGAAAAAAGAGTATTCTATGTTAACGTAGGTAATATTCCACCTAATGAGGTAGAAGGTTACATGCAGAAGATGATGAACAAAATGAAGAAAACTCCAGTTGTTGACCCACAAACAGGCCAGTACAACTTGAGATATAACATGCAGAACGTACTTGAAGATTTTTATATACCTGTTCGTGGTGGTGATACAACAAC